CCGTGGTGGTGGACAGGTGGAAAAATTCGGCCACCTCGCCCACGGTGAAGTAATCCACGTCAGTCAGGGACCCGGTTTCGGGGTCGGCCGTTTTGAACGTGACGGGCATAGCAGGGCCTCCCGGTCGGCCAGGGGGACAGGGGGAAGGGGCCCGAGGGGAGGGGGCGTGGGGCCCGGGTCCGTCCCCCTTTCCTACGCCTCTAGAACGCGACACGCCAGACATTGGCGCTGGTTCCTTTGAGCGCCAATCGTGGGCACCGGTGGGCACCGGTGAGCACCGGTGAGCAGGGCGGACCAATCCGGTTACATCCCTTGGGGTGGGGATGCCTTAGACGCGCTTGCGTGACCATGTGAGGGCCCGTGGGGCATAGTCGGCACCGGCGGCCGACCCAAGGGGGGAAGGGCGCCGATCAAGGGTTAGGGGTAATCAATGGATGACAACCCGTTGGCCGATTTGGTCGCGGCGCATTGCGAGAGAACCGGAGACACGATGGCGGCCATTGCATCCCGAGGAGGCATCAGTCGTCAGACACTTTCCGGGCTAGTTCACCGGTCAGGGCCTAAGGCGTTCCCGCGTCACCGAACGTTGGTGGCGTTGGCTAAGGGATTGGACCTGCCATTGGAGACAGTGAGGCAACTAGCGGCCGAGTCGGCCCTAGGCGAGGGCGAGGCCCCGGCGCCTCGGCGCCTAGTGACCGTCCTACTCGGCCACGTGGACGGCCTCACCGATGACGAGTTAGAGGTGGTGTTAGCAACGGCCAGGGCCGTCAAGCGGTTAGCCCACACGGGCTAACCCGACACGCCCGGCGGTCCCGTTCCCTTCCTAGGGGCGGGGCCGCCGGTCTAACGTGACAGGCGGCGCCTCTTACTAGGGGGCACCGACACCCCCACACAACCACCTCACCGGGGAGGGAACCCCACACATGAGACGAACACGGCGGGCCGCCGAGGACCCGAACATTCGGGACGTTCCGGCGTTCGCGCAAGGCATGACAGACAAGCAACTTCATTGCCGGGAACTAGGCCACGAGTGGCGCCACCACACGGCCACGTGGGACCAAAAGGCCAGGGTGTTTGACCGGGCCCTACGGTGCCGGAACTGCGGGACCGTGAGGCGCCAGATTCTCGACTCGCGCGGCCACGTGATCCGCAACGGCTACCGATACACCGAGGGCTACTTGGCCACCAAGGTCATGAACCGTGAGGGCCTGTCCCGGGACGTGTTCCGGCTAGAGGCCTTGACTCGGATCCTTGAGCAGACAACCACTAAGGCGGGATGAGTGATGGCACAGAAAATTGTGACCTTGTGCGATGTGCACGCAAGGAACGATGAGGAACACCCGGGGGCCGCGTGGACGGTCACGCTTCACGGTCCCGAGGACACCCGGCCCACCACATGGGCCATTGATTTGTGCGAGGACGACGGCAAAACGCTACGTGACTTGGCCACCATGCTTAACGCGGTGGGCCGGGTCACCGAGGGGCCCCGGCGCAAGGCGGCCACGGCCGCCAGAAAGGCCGCCAGGACCGAGGCGGAGGCCCACGCGGCGCCGGTGTACCGGCACGATGCGCAACGGCCGGTAGAGGCGCCCCGGACTGCCGAGGGCTACCCCTGCCCCGTGGAGGGGTGCGGCAAGGTGCCGTCCACCCATGCGGCCCTGTCGTCCCACCTGCGGGCGTTCCATGGCACATCCATAGCGGCGGCCACCGGGCAACCGGAACCGTTCCAATGCCCGGACTGCGAATTCACCTCGGCCCGTCCGCAGGGCATCGGGGCCCATCGGCGGGCGGTTCACGGCGTCCAGGGCGCGCACTCGGCCTCGGTGTCCTCGGGGGCCGGATGAGGCGCCGCAGGCGTTCCAACCGGGCCGGGGTTAACTCGGGGGCCCCCTCGGCCTGCCGGGCCGCCCACGCGTCGATTCGGGCCGCGTCCTCGGGATCAATCACGGGGCCTAGGGTTGGGGTGGTTCCGGGGCCGGTGTCAATGACACCCGGCGCGCCCGCATTTACCCCATAACCCGGGGCGTGTCCGCCCGGAGTTCCGGCCGCCCCGGTCATTCGTGTTCATCCCACGATGGCCGGGGCGGTTCCATGCTCACCGGTGCCCATGAAAGAAACCGGCCCCCGCGCTCACCGGGTAGCGGGCGGGGGCCGGTTCCTTATGGCCGGGGGGTGGGGGATCGCACCTACGTTACGCCCACCGTTCGCCGGTCACGGGGTCCCGCAACACCACGTCATCGGGATTGAACCGGGTCCCCTTGGGGGTGGTCCCCTGACGCCCGCCGATCAAGCGCACCTCGGCCAACTCGGCAATGATCGAGCGCTTACGGGCCAGGGACCACCCGGCCCACGCCTCGGCCGCCCCCGGGCCGGTCGCACCGGCCAGGACCCGGGACGCCTGCCGCACCTCGGTCGCGGCCCCGATGAGGGCCACGTCCAGGGCGTCCATGTCGGCCTGTAGCCGGTTGGTTGCGGCGGCGTACGCGGCCGGGGCCATCGTGGCCACGGCGGCCACGTACTCATCCATGCGGGCGTCCAGGGCCTCCCGGGCCTCCCGTAGCCGGATCACCTCGGCGGCGGCCGTGTCGTCCACAAACAGGCCCGAGGCGTCATGGCGGGTGAGGCGGGCCACCACGGCCTTTTCCACGGCCCGGTCCACTAGGTCCGCGCGCCGGTGAACGTGGCGGCCGGTGGTGCAGTAATAGGACGCGGGCACCCGGTGGCCCTTGGCCGTGGTGGTGGCCGGACGGGCCCGACAGGGGGCCCCGCAGGTGTCACACACCATGAGGCCCGAGAGCAACCACCGGCGGGCGTTCCCGGATCCCTTGGGGCGCCGGGCCGGGTTGGCCAGGAGGGCCCGCACGTGGTCATGGGTTTCCACCGGGAGGATGGCGGGCCACGTGCCCTTGCCCACCACCTTTCCTTGGTGGACCCGGAACCCGGCTAGGTGCGGGCCACCGAGTAGGCCCCGCAGGTTGGGCCCGGTCCACTTGCCACCGTTGGCGGTGGGGATCCCGGCATCGGTGAGGCCCTTGGCCAGGGCGTAGAGGGATTCACCGGCCAGGAACCGGGACACGAGGTCCCGGATTATGGCGGCCTCCCCTTCCCGAACCTCGGTCATGCCCGGCTCATACCCGAACCGGCGGCGGCCCCCGTGGGGGGTTCCTGCGGCCACGGCGGACTCCATTCGGCGGCGTTGGCGCATGGATGCTTTGGCGGCCTCATAGGCGGCCACGGCGCCCGAGATACGGGCGTGCAAAACGGACTCGGGGTTGGCCGGGTCAACCTCGGATCCCGAGGCGGTTTGGATGAGGCGGACCCGGTGGGCCCGGCATAGGTCCATGAGGGTTTCCAGGTCGCGCGGGTCCCTGACGATTCGGTCCAGGACCCACACCAGGATCACGGCGATTTGCCCGGCGGCCACGTCGTCCAGGAGGTCCGCGAACCGCTCGCGTTCCTTGGTCGCGTATTCCGAGGCGGACCGGTCATTGTCGGTGTAGTGCTCATCCACGGCCCACCCGTATTCGGCGGCCAACCGGTCAGAGTCCTCGGCCTGCCGGTCCACGCCTCGGGCCACCTCGGCCGAGTTGGCGCCCACGGTGGCCCGGAACCGGGAGATTCGCTCATATGAAACGACGCGGCCCCGGGTGCGGGTCCCGGTGCGGGTCGCGGCCGGGCGGCCGGTCAGGGTCGCGGCGGTCATGCGGACCACGCTTTGGCGTAGACCCCGAGGCGGCCGGTTGGGTTCCCGGCCGTGTCGTGGTTGGTCCATGCCACCATGGCGGACCCGTAGCGCGACCCGCACACCCGGTAAGACTTGGACAGATACCGATAGCCGGGCGATTGGCTATCGGTTTGGACCGTGCCCGAGGCGCCCACGATGGCGCGCACCTTGGCCAGGGATTGGCCCTTGTGGATCCGATTGAACTCGGCCCGGGTCATGCATGGGGCGGCGGCGGCATCGGCCGGGGCGGGCCACGCCAGGGCCCCGAGGATCATGACGGCGGCGGCCACGGTGGCCAGGATCGCGGCCCTCATGCGGACCACCCCACGTTGCGGCGCACGGCCTCGGAACGGTTGGCCATGAGGCCATGGGCCGGGCACTCGGGCAGGCAGTCGGCCTCCCAACATTGGCCGGGCGTGGCCGGGTTGTGGAGGTGGCCGCACGCGAAACACGGCCGGTCGGTGGTGGTGGTGTCAGACATGGGGGGTTCCTTTCAAGGTGGGGGGCCGGTGGTCCCGGCCCCCCGGGTGGTTGGTTGGTCAGCGGAGGTAGTTGGGCGAGAGCATCGCGTCCGGCATGTAGAACTCGGCCGAGTCGTCCTGCCGGACCACGTTGTAACCGGTGGTCATGTCTTCCAGGACCGTGTAAACGTCCCCGTTCCAAACGAGGTCGGTACCGGCGGAGAGGCGGGCGGTGGTGGTGTTCATGGGGGGTTCCTTTGGTTTCCGTTTCCCTTTCGGGCGTAGCCCGAGTCTACTGTCATTCCGAGTGTTTGGACGAATCGACACACCCGCAATGTGCGACCGGTCTAGTCGGGGGTCCCGGGACAGTCCACCTCTAGCGCGCCGATGGCCCGGACGTGGGGCCCGTGGGCGTACGGGATCGGGCACGGGGGCACCACCCGGAACGCCTCGGGGTGGAGGCCGGATGGGTCATCCGGGTAGAGGTCCACGAAACAGTCACACCGCCACTCGGGGCACCGGTCCCGGCCCGTTGGCGCGTAGGGGCAATGGAACGGTTCGGCCATGGTCACCCCTCTCGGTGGGGGGCCGATCCCCGGGTGGACCGGATTTCAGGTCCGGCCGAGATGCCCCAAGGGATCCGCCCCCCCCACGGCCGGGCCACGGGAGAAAGGCCACCCGAGGCCCGCGCGTCCAATTGGGAGTGGGACGCGGGCGTGTCACCGCCACCGGTCCCGACGCTACGCCCGGGCAGGGCCGCCCGGCTAGGGCGTCGGGGCGGCCCATTCGGCGTAGGGGTTGTGCCATTGCCACGTACGCCCGGCCAACTCGGCCCGGTTGGCATCGGCTTGGGCCAGGGACGCGGCCGTGTTCACCTCTAGACACCGGGCCGTCCACGGTTCCAATTCGACCCGTGAGAGGCCGCTAGCGGCGGCGGCGGTCTCCACCGCCCGGGGCCGCCTACCGGATCCGGGGCCGCCCATTAGAGGCCCTTGGTCACCTTCTGCCAGGTCTCCCGCAACACCTGTTGCCGGGCCTTGGCCACGTCCTCACCGGTCCCCGGTTGGGTCACGGTCATTTTGTCTTCCCACACCTTGGCAATGAGGGCCTCCATCCGGTCCCAATCGTCCTCGGTCATTTCGTCCCCTTCCCAATCAATCGACGGTTGCGGATCCCGGACCACCCCGCAGGACCAACCCCCGGTGGTGGTGGCGTGTCGCTCGAAATGGAGGTGCGGCCCGGTGGCGTTCCCCTCGGATCCCACCTCCCCGATTTTCTGCCCGGCCTCCACCGGGCCCGGGTTCCGCCGGGCCCGCATGTGGGCATAGAAATCCCGGGTGCCGTCCGGGCATCGCACCTCCACTTGGTGCGAGCCGAACGCGCTCCCATGGTTGCAATGGGCCAGGGTCCCGGGCCGGGCCGCAATCACCTTGGTTCCGGCCGGGGCCGCGTAGTCGGCGCCGGTATGGATCCCGTTCCCGTGGGCGTCCTCATCGCAGGACCAATAGGACCCCCGGCGGCCGTACGGGGTGTCAATGGTGGGTTGGTCCGGTACCGGGATCATGGCTAGGCGTCCGGGTTGACTCGTCCGGCCATGGCCGATTCGTTGCCCTCATTCTGTTCCGGCTTGGCCTCGGCCTCGGCCGCCTCGGCGTCCAGGGTGTCCGGTTCCGGGTCGGCCCGGTGGGCCGGTTCCTCGGCCTTAGTCGTCCTGCGCGTCATCGGTGGTCACCTCGGTTTCGGTGGTGGTTTCGGTGGTGGTGGTCACGTCCGGTTCGGACGCCTCGGGCGCCTCGGGCTCTGGACCCGGGATCGGTTCCGCGTCCTCCCCGGTGACCTGTTTCAACGTGTCCCGGGGTAGGCCGTCCGCCGTTTCAGCGGCCGTGTAGTCCCCGGGCACTTCTGGGGTTTCACTCATGGCGTTCCTTTTCTGGGTTAGGTGAGCGTGGGCGTTCCACCCACGGCGAACACGCCCCACCGGGTGGAATTCAGAGTGATTCCCCCGGCCGAATTGGCGAACGTGGTGACCTGAATACGGAGCGCGGTGGCCCCGGCGGGCAGATATAGCCATGCCACGGCCTGCAATTCCGTCCGGGCCTGTGTGCCCGATTCCAGCCACGTGAACATGGACGCGTCATTAGTACCGATTCGCACCGAACAGGAACCGCACCCGGTCAGGGCCTGAATATCGGTGGACGCCCGGACCAGGACCAGCCCGGGGGCCGCCATGGTGATTGTCACTTGTGACGCGGGGACCTCCGTCCAGCCAACGGGCTTAAATCCGGGCGTTGAATGAGGCTTAGTGCTGGATGCGTTAGTGGGCGTCCCTAATACGGTGTCCACCTTTTCGGCCAGGGCTTTAATTGTGTCGTCCCCGTCCGCAATGAGGTCCGTTCCGAGGGGATACGGGAAAGCGAATTTAGGCGTGGAACCGGGCATGGCAAACCCCTAAGCCACGATGGCCAATAGGCGGGCAAACAGCATGGACCGGGCGGACCCACCATAGAGCCCAGCGGCAACAGGCCCGGCGCACGACATTCCCCACCGGACCTGTTGTCCGGCGTTTAACAGGACGACGCTCTGACATTGCACATTGTGTTGGGCCCCCGGGTTTGCGGATTCGATAACAGACCCGATGGCCCAGAAACCCACCCCGTCCCCAATAAACAGGGTCGCTTGGGTGGTCCCCCCTCCCAAACCGAACGCCATTTGAGTAGTGGCGCGCACTTCGTACCAACCTTTTTTCGGGACCGTAATTCCGTTGGCATTCTGGGTCACGCCCCCGGAACTCGCTATGGGTTGACACACGTTCATCCACATTGACCCGCCAATACCGGGCCCCGTGTCGATTGTGGTGCACGCCCCCCAGACTTCCGTATACCGTTCCAGGTACGCGTCAATGGTGGACGCCAGGGCCTGAATTGCGTTATCGCCATCGGCCACCCGGTCGGTTCCCGACGGATACGGGAACCCTTTAGCCGTTACTCCGCCCATTGACTAACTCCCATTCCAGGTGTCCCACGTGGTTTCCGGTAAAACTTGGTCCCACCGTAGGGAGGTGAGGGTGTCGTCCCATCGGCCGATTCCGGGCAGGGGCCCGAGGCACACCGACTCGTCCCACGTCCGGGTTTCCTTTTGGGGAACCTCATTCCAGGTGGTGGCATAGGGGTCATTCCAGGTGACCGGGACCGAGGTCCGGCAGTAATCCGAAACGACCAACTCCATTTCGTGGCCGTCCCATGTCAGGGTTTCGTGCCACCCCTCCACCCATGCCGGTAATTCGGTGGGTGCGGTCCCGATAGTGGGCATCCCGGTGAGCCGGATTAGGTCGTTTACGTCCAGGTTCAAAAGGTCGTACGTGTCCGAGGCCGAGAGGCCCGCCACGTCAACCGGGATGGCCGACAGGATCCACACCGGCCGGTTATTCCGGGCCAACAAAAGGGTTCCCATGGCGGTTGCGTCGGCCAGGGCCACTAACTCGGTGGTGGTGGTGAACCCGTACCGGCCCCATTTGGCAATGGAGGCGGGATCGGTCCGGGTATACCGGGGTTGGTCGGTCCCCCCGGCGGCCACCCCGTAGCCAATAAACACGGCGTTGGTGAGGCCGTCCAGGTTCCGCACCCACGTCGGGGTAACCAACATGTCGCAGGCGTCCAATTCCAGGGAAACCGGGACGTTATGGCGGTGCCCGGAATCGGCGTACATGAGGTCCCCGGCCCGGTTCTGCCAGACAAACCCCATGGCCGATTGGGCGGTGCCTTGCATGACGGTTAGGGCCGGTTGGGAATCAATGTCCCGGGGCAGGATTTGCACGGTGCCCGGGTCGGAACGGGACGGGTCCAGGGGCATCCCGGCAAGTTCCGCTATCCGCGCGATCCGGTCCCCGTCGTCCTCTTGGGGGAATGGCGCGTCACCCACCACCCGGCGGCCGAGGTCGGCCATCGTGCCCACCGCGATTACCTGCGCCACCCCTGCCGTGGGGGTGGCCTCGCCCGCGTCGTCCCATCCGAGGCCTATATCCGTAATGCGGCCGGTGAACCGGAACACCGGGCCATATCCGGGCACCGTGGTCATTACGTCAATCCGGTTGCCCACCTCCACGGCGGCCAGGGCCGAGGCGGAATCGTCGGCGTCGGTCGTTAAATCCACCGTGCATGTTGAGGCCGCCGGT